ATATTATCAAACGTGTATGTGCTGAAAAAGCACCCAGTTTCTATTTGACTCCTCAAAGCATACACGTAATTCTTAGCAGGGTGAGAAAGGAGGAGAAGCAAAGATGCTACGAGAGACGAAAGAGAAGATTGCGCTTTATGCTGGGTACATTATAATAATGTGTATCACTTTTCTTGGATATGATGGCATGGGTCTCTTTGACGATTGTTCTATTCAGAACCGACTAAGCTACCCTTTCTTTCATCAGAACATCTTTCATGCAGCCATCAACATTTAT